ACCCAGCATCGTTGCAGATCATTCTCAACGACCTCGTCGGCGAATACATGCTCGCATCGGACAATGTCGCAGCAGACGCAATCACTGCTGGAGCAACCGCGTCTGGTGCAACATGGACAGTCGCATCGACTGACCCAAGTTCACTGTTTAACGCGCTGTACACCGCCGCTTACAACATCCTCACCGCAACAAACTTCTTGCCAGACCACTTGTTTGTTGATCCCAATGTGTGGCTGTACTTGGGCAAGCAACTTGATGCTGACAAGCGTCCAGTATTCCCATATGTCGGCGCAGCTGGCCTCATGGGCATGAACGCAGCAGGCACATCAAACATCACCCAAATGAACACATTTAACCCATTTGGTCTGAGCCTTGTTGCAGACAAAAACTTTGCAGCCTCGACGATGGTCGTTGCTCGCGCTCAAGCAATTGAGTTCTACGAGCAGATCCGTGGCTTGATGTCCGTAGAGTTGCCATCCACATTGGGTCGCAACTTCTCGTACGCAGGCTATGTCTCAACCTTCATCGCAGACAGCACCCAAGTTCAGTCGATCTTGATCGCCTAGTCGAGAGCGGAGCATCCGCTCATGGCTACATATAGCGTTACATTTAAGTATCTGTTAGATGACTACGCCGTACTGCAATCTCTTACCCCCACCGAGATCGCAGTCGGCCAGTCAATAACAGTTGGCTCAGTCGACGCAACTTTTAACGGCACATACATTGTCTACGCTTTACCGCAGTATTTGTTTTTAGGAACAGACACTGAAGGCGATCTGCTTTATGACATAAATGTGCCTATTGCTAATCAGGTGCTTTATGCCAAGACCGCCAGCAATGTCGAGCGCATCGCTGCCACAGGCACAGTCACCTACACCCAGACATGCACTTGGGTCACTGCCGCGCAGCTCGTCACTTACCTTGGTGTACAGATCACAAACCCATCAGACGATTACACGCTGATCACTCAGGCAGTATCTGCTGGCAATGACTTCGCATATCGTCGCCGTCAAGAGGCTGGCTACATCGACAGTCTCACAACTAGTCCGGGTGGGGATGCCACCCTCGGCACACTGATGTACTGCGCTGCCCTCTGGCGCAGCCGTGGCTCGCTTGAGAACACTTTTGCATCCTTTGACGGAATGGGCACAGCACCTCAGCAGAGCCTCACACCGATCGTTAAACAGTTGCTGGGCATCGACAGGCCTGCCTGCGCCTAATGGCTTACACAGACGCTCTCAACGGGGCTATTGACAGCCTCACGACCACACTCACAGCGGTCACTGGCCTTCGAGTAGTCAACGATCCCACAAAACTTGTGCCGAACTGTGTCTACATTGACGCGCCATCCTTTACGACTGTCGCTGGCAATGGCAACATCATCCGCATGGACTTTCCGATCAAGGTCATTGGCTCAGGCCCAGCAGGCCTACCAGTCCTACGCAGCATCCTCGACATCGTTAGCAAAGTCCTACTCAGTCCGATCATCGTCATGGCAGGCCGTCCCAGCAACCTAGAAATTGGTGGGCAGCTCTTCCCGTGTTACGACCTTGACTGCGCGCTTGCAGCGGTCGCATAATCCACACAAACAACCCAGCAATATGGCAAACTAAAACAAGAACTAAGGAGCATCATGGCAACGACAACATTTCTTTCCAACGCAACTATTAACGTGACAGGCTCGAGCGGAGCCGTTGATCTCAGCGATCAGGGAACAAGCTGCAGTATTCTTACTGGTCGCCGATCTTTGCCAGCAACGGCCTTTGGAGATCCAGGCGAAAAACAAACTCCTGGCTTGAAATTTTGGGAATGCACAATTGAATTGTACCTTTCCTACGGTGCGGGCGAAGTTGAAGCAACGCTTTATGACCTGCTTAACAACGGTTCATTTACGATGACTGTTTCCCCATCTGGCACTACCGAGTCCGCAAGTAACCCAGAGTATGTTTTAAGTGACGGGTTCTTAGAATCCTTTACGCCGATCAACTCATCCGTGGGTGAACTTGCAATGGTGACATTTTCGGCAACAGGTGGAAACTGGACGCGCGACATAGTTAACCCGTAATCAACGGCTCCAAGCCGACATAGGAGAAACATGAAAATCAAACTTGAATTAAAGCGTTCGGACGACAGCGCCCCAGAATATTATTTTACGAACCTTTTTGTGCTTACAGAATGGGAACGTCTGACACGTAGAGCGCCGAAAGACATCGTGGAACGGGCACTCACCTCAGATTGGGCTTGCATGATGCATGTCATTTTGAAACTTAGGGGCGAACAGGTTGGTGATGACTGGCGCGAATGGTTGAAACAAAATCAGGAATATTACATTGCCCCAGCAAACGATCTGGTTGATACAAACCCCACCGTCGCGGCACCTACCGCCGCCAGTTAGCCGAACTTTTGGTTGCGGTCGGTTGGTGGCCGCCTACTATCCCGTTTGACTCACAAGACCTGGCCACGGTCATTACTGTGTTAAATGAGCAAAACAAACGGAGCAAATAAATGAGCGGAGTGAACACAACTATTGAGATCGCTGGCCTTAAAGACGCTTTGAAAACTCTCAACAAAATAGACAAGAAACTGCGCGTTGAAATTACTCGCGACTATCGAAGCATTGTCAAGCCTGTCATTACTGACGCCAACAGTCTTATCCCGTCAGGCGTCCCGTTGTCTGGTATGGCGCGCAACTGGACAACCAAATCAGGTTTCAAAATGCTCCCATGGGAACCAGGCCACAAACAGAAGATCGCCGCCAAAATCAACACGCGCGCTATTCGAGAGTATGCCGGACGCACCACCAATGTCGGCACGTTCAGCATTGTTTATCAGTCCGCTACTGGCACGATGTTTGACATGTCTTCGCAGGGGCGTCTTGGTGCAGCGCTAACAGCACGCTATGGCAGTCGTTCGCGAGTAATGTGGAAAGCATGGCAACAGAACGAGAGCACAGTCAATGCTCAAATGGAGCAACTCGTCAAACGTGTCATGGATTTAACGAATAGGGAGTTGATGTAATGGCTGTTGTTATACCCATCGTCTCCGAGTTTGACGGCAAAGGAATCTCGAAGGCAATCAAACAGTTCAAGCAACTGGAAACCACAGGCGAAAAAGCCCAGTTTGCGATCAAGAAAGCGGCGGTTCCTGCAGCTGCTGCGATGGCTGGGTTGGCTGTTGCTATGGGTGACGCCACACGCGCCGCTATGGAAGATCAGCAAGAGCAGGCCGCGCTTGCGTTGACCCTGCAGAATGTGACTGGCGCTGGCGCTAAACAGACCGCCCAGATTGAGCAACAAATTAGCGCGATGAGTCGAGCGTCCGGTATTGCTGACACCGAATACCGCAAGAGCCTTGAAGCGTTAGTTCGTGGAACCAAAGACGTGGACATGGCAATGCGAGACATGACTCTTGTTATGGACATCAGCATGGCATTGCAGACTGATAGCGCAAGCGTTGCCAATGCTCTTGCTAAAGCGTATCAAGGCAACTATAAGGCGCTGCAAAGTTTGTCTCCTGAAATGAAACAAATGGTTAAAGACGGCGCATCTATGAACGAAATTATGGACGTGCTTGGCGGAACATTTGGCGGAACCGTTGCGAAGAACGCTGAAACTGCTGCAGGCAAAATGGCAATCTTCAAAAACTCGGTCGCAGAAACCAAAGAGTCAATAGGTGCTGCATTGCTTCCAGCGTTTGAAGCGGTACTTCCATATATGCAACGCTTCGCTGATTGGGCTGCAACGAATCCCCAACTGTTCAAAAACATTGCATTGGCAATTGGCGCTATTGCTGGAGCAACCGTGGCGTTAAATATTGCGTTAGCAACTAACCCGTTTGTTTTGGCAACGGCCGCGGTCATTGGTTTGGCATTGGCGTTTAACAAATTGGTAGACGCCATGAGTTCAATTAACCGAATTGGCGGACTCGCTGCAAAAATTCTCGGCGGTCTTGCCATGCCAGTTGTTGGGTTGGCTGGGAACATTCTTGGCGGTCTTGGAGACCTCAGCAAGATCGGTCAGTCTGCAGTTGGTGCAGCAAACGGAATGAACATTCCTCGAATGGCTGACGGTGGAATTGTTACCAGCCCTACCTTGGCGCTTATTGGTGAAGCAGGCCCAGAAGCAGTTGTGCCTCTTGGCAAAGGTGGTGGCATGGGTGGCATCACGATCAACATTTCAGGCGGTCTTGGAACATCTACCGACATCGCTAACGCTGTCTATGAAAACCTGCGTTTCTACAATCAGAACGTGGGCCCGCTACGAATTAGAACCGCATAACAATGCCAGCAACAATCCCAAACTGTGGAACGTACACCGTTGAGGCTTACGCCACGGGCGCACCTGCAGCCAACGCATTCAAGTTGGACTTCTCCGCGCTTGACTCTACAGCTGTGCTCGGTGGCGCGGTCTGGTATGACATCACCCAATACATCCAGAACGTACAGATTATGCGAGGACGCCAAAACCCTTTCCGTGAGCCGTCCTGCAACCCTGGCACAGCGTCGTTCCGTATCTATGACAAGAACTTCTATTTCTCGGTTGTGAACACCGCCAGCCCGTATTACAACACCACAGACCAACGCCTGTCTATTGGTGTTGCCACGCCTGTGCGGATTAGTCGTAACGGCGAGTTTCTGTTTGTGGGCCAGATCACTACTTATGACCAGAACGTGCAGCAACCTAACTTTGCCCATGTCAACGTGACCTGCTCGGACGCGATACAAACTTTCAATAACATCAAACTGAACGCGCAAAGCACCACCCAACAAAAATATGGCGACCGTGTTAACGCTGTGCTGGACGCTGCAGGTGTACTCACAGGCGCAGGGCAACGCAACATTGCAACAGGTGTCTCAACCATTGGCGCAGTCAACATTGAGCAAGGCGCCGCTTTACAGGACTACCTGCTACGCATCCAAAACTGCGAATACGGGCGAATGTTCATTTCACGATCAGGCGCATTCACCGCACAGCCTCGAGTCCAACCCGAAGTTACCAACCCACTAGCAACCCTGTCAGATACCGGCACAGGGATTGACTACGAAACCTTCGACATAGCGAACAGTTAACACCATGTCTGACTACACCATAGGAATTGCTGAACGCATCGCATCGCTACCAGATAGCACCGCAACCGCTAACAGCGTGAACCGTAACTACTTTCAAGAGACCAGCCAGTCCGTGGTTAACACGGTCAACGTGGCGATCGTCCCTGCAGCACCCACAGCTCTAGACCCAACACCGCAAACCACTTATGCGACAGCAACGGATGAGGACAGCGTTGAAACTTTTGGTGTGCAGGAAACACCTATCGTTATTACCCTTTTGGCAACTATCGAGGATGCTGGCGCGCTTGCCCAATATCTGATCAGGTCAGTCCCTGCGTACTGGTTTAGTAACCTGGCGGTTTCGTTGAACACGTTGTCTGAGGCAAACAAAAACATTGTTGCCAACCTTGAGATCGGGCAACAGATTGCAGTCACCAAAACGTTCCCTGCTGGGGTGGTTCCGCAAACGGTTACAGAGTATTTGTTTGTTGAGGGCATTAGTCATAACGTGACGGTGGATAACCATATTGTGACGATTTATACGGGCCCAGCGTCCACGTTCTTGCAATGGGTACTGGGTACTTTTAATACCACTACGACTCGAACCAATTTGGTACAAAATCCAAGTTTTGAAACAAATGTTCTTTTTACCGAAGTAATAAACGCTGGTAGTGGAACTGCTACAAGGGTGACAACAGAATCTTATAGTGGTAATGCGTCATGCGCTGCATACCCAACACCAGCTTTGGGTTTCTTGGTAGTTTCTACACCTCAGTTCTCTACCCCACGTATGCCTATTACAGGTGGGCAAACATATACCGCTTCGTTTTATATTAAAAGTACCGTTTCGAGAAACGCATATATCAGCCTTCGCTATTACAATGCTGCTGGTACAGAACTCCAACGCAACGAAAGTGCTAGCTCAGCAACTAGCACGACTGCCTGGCAACGAAGGTCTGTTTCTGGAACAGCACCAGCACTTGCTGTTACCGCAACTCTCTTCATGATTGTTGAAAATGTTCCGTCAGGTGAAGTTCATTACTTTGACGGTCGGCTTCTCGAAACTGGTTCAACTTTGCTCCCATACTTTGACGGAACATACGCCGAGCCATACACAGGAAACACGCTGCTCAGCCAACAATGGAACGGCACAGCAGACGGCTCCACAAGCACAGGCGTCTGGGGCCTTAACTCATCGCTAACAGGCTCACCGTTAAACGATTCCACATACGGACTCGCATAACCCACTAACCTAGGAGACAATATGGCAAAACAGACGTTCAGCACCGGGCAGGTACTCACCGCAGCCCAAATGACCTCATTGCAGGCCAACGACTACAACTGGACAGTCAGCGCCCAAACCGCCTCATATGTGCTCGTGGCCGCCAACGCAGGCCAGCACGTCACCATGAACGCTGCAGGCGCCACAACCATCACCGTTAACACCGCGCTGTTCACAGCTGGCGACACGCTTCGAATCACCAACATCGGTGCTGGCACTTGCACGGTTACGGCTGGCACGGCAACGGTTACGAGTGCAGGCCCGTTGGCTTTGGTTCAATGGGCGTCAGGCATCTTGTATTTCACGACTGCATCGGCAGCGATCTTTATGCCAGACGCGGTCACATCATCGGCTACACAGTTAGCGATCTTTAACGAAACACAGGCAAACGGTACACAGGGCGGAGCGAGCGTGGCTACCACGTTTACAAAGCGCACACTTAACACCACCGTCACCAACAACATTGGCGCCAGCATTGCGTCGAGCGTTATCACGTTGCTTGCTGGTACTTACCGAGTGTTTTGCATGTCCCCGTTCTACAACGTGACAGGCGTGGCTATCCGTTTGCGTAACACATCAGACAGCACCACCACGCTTGCAAGCCCTAACGCCTATTTTGCTGGCACATCAGGCGGATACTCACAACTTGAAGGCGTGTTCACAATTACTGCAACCAAAAACTTTGAAGTGCAGTACTACTGCAACACCGCTGTGGCAACCAACGGATTAGGTGTTGCCCTGTCAGGTGGCATCAGCGAAATCTACACACAGATCACGATTGCGAAGGTCGCATAATGGCAACAAAAAAGCAGATCAACAGCCAGATCGGTAACGCAACACGCGAACTAGCACCCGGCACAACATGGCGTTTCAACGAACCAGGCGATAGTTACGCTTGCCTCGAATGGATGGACGACCCAGAGCTGCAACCAACCGAAGCAGCAACCATGGCCAAAGCAACTGAACTAGCGAACGAACTGCCAGCATGAGAGGAATTGAGGTTTCAATAACAACCTCACCGACACTTGTGGTTCCTGCATGGATTGGCTGGCGCGAAATCATGTTGCACAACATTGGAAACGGCATTGTTTATCTTGGCGCCTCAAACGTCACCACAAGCACAGGCTTTTATGTTGACAAAGCAGCAGGCGTAATGCGCGTACAACTGCCACCAAACGAAACAATCTACGGCATCACATCCACAGGCACAGAAACCATGTCGGTGCTTTTACCGAACGCGGTATGACATGGAAACTGAAGTTGTGGTTGCTTTGGTCGGTGGTGGTTTCGCTGTGGTGGTGGCGCTCATTAGCAAAATCGGCAGCGACAACAAAAAAGACCACGGCCGAGTTCATCAAGTCCTTGGGCGAATAGAAGAAAAGATCGACAACCATGTTGAAAATCACCGCTAAAGACAAAGCAATGTTTGCCAGTTATGTGCGTTCAGTCATTGGCGCGCTTATCGCCGTTTACTCAACAGGAACACTTGAGCCACGCGACTATGCCAAAGGCGCAATCGCAGCAATCATCCCACCATTGCTCCGCTGGGTAAACCCTAAAGACTCAGGTTTCGGGCGTGGCTGTAGCGAAAGCTAAACCTGGCGTCCCAGGCGCACGGGACTATATAGGCAACGCAGACGGCCCAGCACGCGCACCACGCGCAGGCATGGACGAATGGATTAGGCAAGCGATCTACCACTCAGGTGGCGCGCTATGGAATAACGGTTCCTATGGTGTGCGCGACATGAAAGGCAAACCAGGCTCAATGTCTGTGCACGCAACAGGCAGAGCTGTTGACTTGTCGTATCGTGGGAGCGCGCAAAGACCTAAAGCAAACCGCAAAAACGCTTTAGCGTTCATTGACGTTGTGGTTGCCAACGCAAATGAGTTAGGCGTCCAAATGATCATTGACTACTTTCCAAAAGAGTTTGGTCGTGCGTGGCGTTGTGATCGTCAAGCATGGTCCAAGTATTCGAAGCCAACAGTCTCAGGTGCACCCGGTGGCGACTGGTTCCACGTTGAGATTGACCCCATTAAAGCGGACTCGGTAATTGCCGTGAAAGCCGCATTCTTAAAGGTGTTC